CAGAAAGGAGGACAAACTATGTCCAATAAAAGAAAATCTACAAAATTAACCAAAGAACAAATCAACAAAAAGTACTATCAGTACGAGATTAAGCAACGTTTATACGACTTATTCACGTACATTAATGACGTGACTTTGAACAAGTCAATGTCTAAGTACGACCGTCATGCTTTTCTCACCGTGCTGGGCGAACTTGAGGACTGTTTCCTTGAGGTGTCTTGCTTGGGCGATGAAGGTGAAGATGACGTAATGACCAATCGCATGTGTCAGATTCTTGACGCTCAGCGATACTATTTAGAGAAAATGTAACATATTAACACGTACTGTCGGGAGATAGCGCGTACTCTTTAATGAAAGGAGGACTACTTATGCGTAAAAGTAGTGAAGCTAGTTGGGACAGCATATTTGCAGTACCCAATCCAGGACTGGTGACCTATTTTCGTAAGGTCGAGAAGGGTAATGATGAAGAATACCGGACTACCTTTTACAAAGGTAGAAGTCTTGAATCAGTACTCAAGGGGTGGAAGCCTACACTCGAGAAAATCTCGAAACAGTGGCCCGCCTTACTTGAGTTTGAATATGACTTGGCTAAGAAAGTCGGACCTTTATCAATCCAGAAACCTCTCAAGGAGCGGATGGAAGATATAGATTCTTACTATGATTCTATTCTCCTGGAATCAACACCACTCAGTCATAGTGCAGAAGCCGCTGTGATAGCAGAGTGGTCCAGACTTGGTCGTCTGGAATTACGTGGACAGGATCGCACTGTGTATAATATGAAGAAGTCCACAAACTCAGGCTCTCCATTTTTCACTAAACGTAGAGCAGTGGTGGAAAAGACTATTCCACTAGATCTAGACATTGTGAATCTAGACGTAGTGCAGACACTTACCAATAGCTCGATGTGGTATAGTGCAGCAGTATTAGGATGGAGGGGCCAAGAAGGCGGTCCTACGGATGAAGATGTAAAACAGCGAGTGGTTTGGATGTTTCCATTTGGTGTTAATATCCGTGAATTGCAATTTTACCAGCCAGCAATTGAAATGGCACAGCGTTTCAATCTCGTTCCTGCTTGGGTTAGCATGGAAGCTGTGGATCAACGTATCACTAAGTTATTCGATACGAAAGGCTCAAAGGACTCGGTAATTTGCACTGATTTTTCCAAATTCGACCAGCATTTTAATGCAGACATGCAGAAGAGCGCTGAAACTATAATTCGTGCTATGTTAAATGGTTCAGCGTCTAGTCGTTCCTGGTTGAATGATGTGTTCCCCGTAAAATACATGATACCTCTAGCTTACGATTACGGGAAGGTTAGACGAGGTCGTCACGGAATGGGATCCGGTTCCGGTGGCACTAACTTTGACGAAACTTTAGTTCATCGTGCCTTACAGTATGAAGCTGCACAGGCTGCACATCAAAAATTAAACCCAAATTCGCAGTGCTTAGGAGATGATGGTGTTCTCTCTTATCCCGGTATCACTGCGGAGGATGTAATGCGATCATATTCGCAACATGGTCAAGAGATGAACCTTGACAAGCAATATGTGAGCACACATGACTGCACATATTTAAGAAGGTGGCACGACCAAGATTACAGAATGGACGACATATGTGTAGGTGTTTATTCAACCTATCGGGCGTTAGGTAGGCTGTGTGAACAAGAACGCTTCTATGATCCTGAAGTCTGGGGACCTAAAATGGTAGCTCTGCGGCAGCTTTCAATCATTGAAAACTGTAAGTACCACCCACTGCGTGAAGAATTTGCGCAGTATTGCATGAAAGGGGATAAGTACAGACTTGGACTGGATATCCCAGGATTCTTTGATAACCTTGAGAAGTATGCAAAAGAATCTATCGATCTAATGCCAGATTTCTTAGGTTACACACGTTCCCTGCAGCGTGATGGCACAGGC